CCCTCCGCTTACCCCGAGGACGAGTGACCTCCTCCTCCTCCTTTGCCTCCCTCCAGCGCCGCGCCGAAAAACTCCAACTCGAACTGGCCCGCCGCCGTGCCCGCTCCGCCGTCTACAGCACCACCGCGCGCCTTACTGAGCTCCCCGGCGTCTCCGACTGGCCGTCGTTCGCACGACGCACCTGGATACGCACTAGCGGCACCGTTGCTCCCTTCGATCCGTACCAGTACCAGATCGACCTGATCAACTCGATCAACGCCAACCCCAACACCCTCGTCAACAAGTCACGCCAAACCGGCGTATCCGAGACCGTCTGCAGCTACCTCCTCTGCCGGGCCCTCACCGAGCGCGGCTTCGCTGCCGTGATCTTCTCCAAAACACAGAACGACGCCTCCGAGCTTGGTCGGCGTGTGCGAGCCATGGCCAACAGCCTGGGCGGCGAAAGCATCCGCTACCTGACCGACTCCACCACCCAGCTCGCCTTCGAAGGCCGCGGCACGCTGTACTTCCTACCCGCCAGCCCCCGCGCCGCCCGGGGCATCCCCAGCTGCTCCGTTCTGTTCCTCGACGAAGCCGCCTTCCTAGACGGCGCTGCCGAGATCTACCGCGGCGCCATGCCTACGTTGTCCATGGTGGGCGACGCTGCCAAGGTCATCGTCGTCTCCACACCCGACACCGAGGTCGATTGGTTCGGTCAGCTCTGGCACTCGGACGCCGGTGACTGGCACAAGGCCGCCATCCACTACTCCCAGCACCCGATCTACGGCGCTGACCCCGACTGGGCCCGCCGCACCCGGGAGTCGCGCCGCATGACGCTCTCGGCATGGAACTCCGAATACGAGCTGCAGTTCGGCGCCACCAACACGCAGATCTACGCCGGTGAGCTCATAAACCGCGCCGCCCGAGGCCGTTGGCGCGAGTGCGGCTCCGTCAACCGCACCTATGTGATCGGGATTGACCCCAACGGCGGGGGCGACGACTACTTCGTGGCAATGGTTCTCGACATCACGAGCAGGCCTTATGAAGTCGTAGGTATGTACCGTGAGAATGGTAAAAGTACCGACTACAGCTTGAAACATGTAAAAGCTCTAATAGAAGACTACATGCCGCAACGGGTAGTTGTAGAAAAACAAGCGATGGGCTCCGTGATCGCTGAGGCGCTACAGCACGTACTACCAAACTACGCCATTGAGCCGTTCAACACGACGCGTCCCTCCAAAACCGTTGCCACAGACCGCATTCTCTACTTGCTCGAGCGCGACGAACTCGTCTTCCCCGCAGGCATTATTTCCGATGAACTACGCGCTTTTCAGCAGAAAGAAAACGGCGAACGCAAAGCCACAGCGGGCGCACACGACGACACAGTCATGGCTATGGCGTTCTGTTGCTCGATGATTCCCGAAACTCCGATGATCGGAGCGTTCTTCGACAACATCTAGTCAAGCGCTCTAAGCTGCACTTACCCCGAGAGCGTGCGACGCACATTCCGCCTCGGAAAGCACACGGGATTCCGCCCAATCCTGCTGTGCTTCTTCCACCCAGAACTGGATTGCTGTCTCTCGTTGGGGGCACCACCAGTTCTGCTGCCTAAACCACTGTTGCCAGTCCATCGTGCTGCCTTTGAGTCGGTTGCACGCAGCGCAGCAGCACACCAAGTTGCTTCGGTCGCTACGCCCACCCCGGCACCGCGGCCTTACGTGGTCCAACGTATCTCCCGGCTTACCGCAGTAAGCGCACTGCGACCGCCAGCTCTGCAGGATGTCCCAGCGGAATCGCTGCTTTGCTTGGCGCTTGGTACAGAGGTCAGATCCATCAATGTGATGGTCACCCATGACGCCCGAGGTCGTTGCCTCAGCGTAGGCAGCCGGGCCGCGTGAGCTTCCTACGCAAAAATGCAGGGCGCGCTCGGACCTAACACAACTGCTCATGCCCATCGCAAAACACGCTCGGATCTAACACGACATCCACGACGTGCGACTTGTGTTAGGTCCACATGCTGCCTTGCGCGAATCAGTGCTGTCTTGCACTTATGTGCGCGCTATCCTGAGCCCATAGCTCCCCGAGCCCGCTGCGCGCCATGGCTACCTCCGCAACTGATAGTTTCCGGAACGACGGAGCGCTAGTTAATGTCCTCACAGGCCTAGGTGTAGGCGGCCGCGATAAGACAACTGCCACAAGTATTGCCTTCCAAAGTCTCCTCACCGAGGCCGAACTCGAGTCTTTGTATACCAGTGGCATACCCCGCCGCTACGTAGACGCCATCAGCGATGAGATCCTTCGCCACCGTCCCACGATCAAACTAGGCGGCGGCGACACCGAGGACGACTCCGAGCTGATCGCCACCTTCGACCAGTTCCTCCAACAGTCCCAGTTCCACTACGCCCTGTCGGAAGTCATTAAGCTTCAGCGCCTCTACGGCGGCGCCGGCATGGTGCTGCTCCTCGACGACGGCCTGCAACCCGATGAACCCGTTGACCCGGCCCGGATCCGTGCCATCCGCGGCTACGTCCCCCTGTCGCGCCACGAGCTGATCCCCGAGGACTTTTCGATCACCGACTACTCGAAGCCCTCGCACTACCGGATCACCACTAGCCAGCGCATCACCGACCAGCAGGACAGCAGCTACGTCAACATTCGCATCCACCACACCCGGGTGGCGCGCTTCGACGGCCTCTACCTGCCCTGGAACCTGCGCGTCCGCAACACTGGCTGGGGCCAAAGCGTTCTCCAGCTCTGCTGGAACGCCTTCAAGCGCTACGAGTCCGCCATGGCCGGCCTCGAGTCCATGAGCTCGGACGCCGACACCTTCGTCCATAAGATCCCCGGCCTGTTCAACCGCGTCGCCGCCGGCAACGAGAGCGACATCCGCAAGCGCCTCGAAGCCAACAACCTGAGCCGCAGCGTCTACGGCGGCATGGTCATCGACACCGAGGAAGACGTCAGCTTCATGAACCGGGCGGTCAGCAACCTGGCCAGCGCCACCGACCCCTTCGTCAAAGACCTGCAGGCCGCCACCGGCTGGCCCGCTTCGATCCTCATGGGCGACTCGCCCGGCGGCCTGGGCAAAGAAGGCCGCTTCGAAGAGCGCGTCTGGGCCTCCCTTGTGGAGCAGTGGCAAGAGGTCTACTGCCGCACTCCGATCACGGAGATCTTCACCTACGTCCTCGCCAGCCGGGAGGGCCCCACCCGAGGCCGCGTCCCCGCCAGCTGGACCGTCGACTTCCCGTCCGTCTTCACCCAGACCGACAAGGAGAGCGCCGAGCTGCACCAACTCATGGCCCAGGCCGACGCTCAGTACATCCAGCTCGGTGTGCTCAACCCCCTCGAAGTGCGCGAATCCCGCTTCGGCTCCACGGAGTACAGCCTCGAGACGAAGCTCAACGACACCGTCACCGAGCAGCTCGTTGCCTCGACTGACGCTCAGTTCCAGTCTCAGATGGCAGGCTACGAGGCGCAGCTTGCGTCGCTCGCCGCACCCCCGGAGCAACCGCCCGCCGAAGAGCCCGCCCCTGCCCCCGAGGGCGAAGAAGCCATTCTGCCCGCCGCCAACGCTGACTCCGCCACCTCCGCGGGCTACCGCGACGCCCTCGGGCTACGCATCCGCATCACCCACCGCGATGGCGAAGTCGTAGCGGGCCCGCTCGTCGGCCCCGACGGCCAGCGCATCGACAGCTCCGCTGCTGCTCCGCTGCTGGTGATTGGCCCCCACCGCACCCGAGCGCGGAAGCTCTACCGAGCGCGCTTCGTCCTGGACAGCCTGCTGCACTCGGGGCCCTACGCCACCGGCTTCAATTCGATGCGCGCGGCCCGCGCCGCCGTACAACGCCTCTTCCCCGGCCAGAATGTGGCAGGGCTATCGGCAGTGCCCGACACCGAGGCCGACGCATTCCGCGCCTACAACGAGGGCTACTGAGATGACCGCCACCAACACCACACCTGAAGGCTTCCGGACAGCGGCCTACTTAGCCACCCGGGCACGCCTCGACGCACGGAAGACCTCAAAAAGTCTCAGCTGCAATCCACCCAACACCAAGTGCGGCGGCCGCTGCATCCCGCCGGCGTGGGACTGCCGCCTCAAAGGCGAAGGCCCCGATCCACACCTGCGCGCGGTCAAGACCGATCCGCTCGGCGGCCTGGCCAGCATTGAGCGCGGCATACGCCGAGTCACCCGCGGCGTCACCAAGGGCAGCTTCTCTGAAGTCGAGGGCGGCAAAAAGGCCATCATCCGCGGCGCCGTGAAGATCGCACCGGGCAACTTGCAGCAGAAGAAAGAGCTCGAAGCCAAGCTCGAGAACCGCACTCGGGCCATCGGCATCGGCCTGGCTGTGGTCACCGGCGGCCTGGGCATCCACGCCATCTTGATGCGAGGCAACACCTTCGGCTACCGCAGCGGCCTGGGGCGCGACATCAACAACGCCACCCGGGCCGGTGTCGCCCGCGTTCTCGATGCCGTCCCCTTGCTTGGAGCACAGCGCGCCGCCACCCGCGCAGCCGTAGGCGCCGATCTCGGTCGTACCGTAGACCGACTGAACCTGGGCGCTATCGCAGGCCCCGAGGTTGCAGGCTCCTCAGGTATCCCCCGGCTGAGTCGTCTCAGCGCCTCAGATGAGCACTCACACAGCGCGCTGCAGCAGGAGCTACGCAGATTCAATGACGAGACGGTAAGCCGCGCTGACGGTAACTTGACCAACTGGGACCGCGGTCATCGTGCTGAATTTTGGAAAGTGGAGCGGGCGGCCAAAGGCCTCAGCTTGCCAGGCAGTCCCTCTCCCGAAAAAATCAGCATTTTTGCTGAACCTTCCGGTCAAGAGTTCCTTGCCACACAGTTCGGGTTACCAGCGTCTGACCGTGGTTCTCGAGAAGGTATCAAAGCCGGCATCGAAGGGCGGCTTCGAGAGGAACGCCTGAACTTGGTGGCGCTGGCCAAGCAGCGCGGCTTCCGCACCGTCAACAGTACCGACGGCATGGAGCGCGTGGCCTCTGCCGACCTCAACCGCTTTATCCGAGATGTCAGCGGTAAAGCGCCTACGACCTTCTATGCCACTCGGGCCAACGTAGAAGAGCACATCCGCAACGTGCTGACAAATGCACCAAGAAAGTATACCGATACGCTCTACGCCCAATCTGTACGTAGCTTCGACAGCTACTACAAAACAATCGCGGGTAACCTTAGTCGTATCCCCGGAGCGACCAGCGTAGCGGCCGCCGGTGCTCCCCGGATCATTCGCCTCACAGCAGGCAGCGACGACCTCGTCAAGAACGCGGACAACTATCGCAGCGCTTTCCTGGCTCGCGAGATGAACATCCGCTCCGAGATGGCAGGTCCGGCCCACGCCGAGCTCGTGCGCACCGGCTACTACCACAACCGAGTCGTGGGCACTGCCAAGTCCACCTACGTCATCTCCGATCGCTTGGCCATCTCGGCTGCCAGCGAACTGAGTGGCTGGTCCATTAGGTCCCGAACCGTAGCTATCCGGCTGCTCAACCAGACTGACGGCTTCGCCACCGCGCGCATCGCCGCCCCCGCTGCACCGCGCGCAGGCAGCGGTGCCGCTCGCCAGGCTTCGCTCTCGGCCCTGGCGCGCCGCATCATGGCTCGCGCCGGCAACGAGAACATGAGCATGGAGGCCGCGCTGCGCCAAGCCCGTTCCGAGCAACGCGGCGACTCCGCCGAGCTACCCCTGCGCCTCCGCGTCTACCTCGAGGCACGCCGTGACTTCAAGGAGGGCGGCCGCCTGGGCAAGCCCTGTGGGGCGAGCCACATCCCCAAGGCGTATGAATGCAGCAAGGGGACTGCAGGGTCAACTCAGTCAAGTTCGGATGGACGTAAAAAGGCAGCAATAGTAGCTGCTGTAGTAGGAGGAGCTGTGGCCGTTGGTGTAGCCGGCACAGTTGCCTATAACCTAAAAACAGTCAGCGACGCCAGTAAAACACCTTTATCTGCTAGCCCGGATATACGTAAAGTAGCTAAAGCTATGAAAGTAGAAGCTAAAACAAAGTCAGTAAGTGAAGCTATGGGTCATTATTATGTAAACAAATCCGGGCTTAAACCAGGTGACGTTGTGTATTTTCGCAGTGCTAAAGATCCCTCGGCTCACTTTGGTGTGTACTTAGGTCCAGGTAAAGACGGCATTGTGCGTGCCGTAATCGCTAATACAAAATCCAGCCGGTTTAGCTGGACTGACGTTGCCGAGATTGGATCCATAAAGCCTGGCGTTAAAGCTGCCCAGTCGGCTATGACTCCATTAGTTAAAGCCCCTGAACCTGCTTTTATTAAAGGTAGTGCAAAGACTTACACAGCTGCTGAAATTGTACAGCGTGCTATTCGTATTTCTAATACAGATTACAAGTTCTCTGTAACACGCGATAATTGTGAAACACTAGCTAATACTATTGCCTATGGTGTTCCTAAATCAGATCAGTTAAATCGGCTAAACCGGGTCACAAAAACAATGTTAGATATATCAGTTGGCCGTTCTCAAAGGCGTACAGCAGGAGGTGCCATATATGCAGGTAGAGCACAAGGTCGCAACTATACCGCTACGGAGTTCTCTAAGTTTTTAGAAGGAGAGCGTGCTTTTAGTTCGCCTCAAGGTAAAGATTTAGCCCGCCAGTATGACATATATTTTAGTAACTACAAGTTAGACGCAAAAACAACGTCAGATTATCTAGGATTAGTATCACCATCCGAATTGTGGAACACAATCGTAACGTATGAACCGGCTATCCGTGCTCGTGCTATGGGGGACTATATATTTACAATGCGCACTCTTTCTGAAATGGAGCAAAGGTAAGCCCTAATGCAGCTCCTCGAGCGCTACAACACAGCCCTGCGCCGCACCGAGGACGTCAGCGTCACCCAGCTCAACCGGATCCTCGACAACAGCTTCAATCGGCTGATCCGCCGCACTCGTGTCCAGCTGCGCAACCCCACACCCGGCGTTGACCGGAACCTGACGCTTCTTCAGGAGTTTCGCGAGCTCGTCCCCGCCTTCCGCCCCGATCGGGTCGACGCCTACGACCGTGTCCTACGCGGATTGCTGCGCAGCGCCGAAGGCAACGGCATCGCGGTGGCCCGCAACCTCACCTCGGTGGTGCAGCCCGGGCGCCGGCGCATCGACGTATCAATTCCGCTTGATGCGACAGTCGCCGCGGCTGCTCAAGCCAAGGGCTACCTGCGCCGCCACGGCGAAACCTTCGCCACCACTGCAGCCGAGACCGTTGCTCAGGGCATCGCCGAGGGTCGCCCCACCAACGCCATGGTGGACGATCTCCGCACGCGGCTCGGCGTCGTCAAATCCCGCGCCGATGTCATTGCCCGCACCGAGTCGCTCCGCGCTTACAACGCCGCTAGCAACACGTACTACGCAGCCAACGGCATCGACGTGGTCATGTGGTACGCCACGAGTGACGACCGCACCTGCCCGATCTGCAACGCCCGCGCCGGCCGCATCTACAAGCGGGCTAATACAAATGCACCAGCCCATCCCCGCTGCCGGTGCTATCTAGCCCCCTGGGACCCCGAGATCGCCAAGATCGACCCCGAGTACGCCCAGCTACCCCAACGCCACCGCGAAGAAGTTTCCCAGGTGCGAACTGTTGGACCCGCAGACCTCAACAAAGCCGCAGTCTTTGAGCAGTTCGCCCCACGCCCCGTGGATGAAACTGCCTAGGCCAAAGCAGCTACGCTGTGATCAGCAATAACCGGCCCAAGCGCCATGGCTTCTCCTACTCTCGCC